CTTTATATGTTCCGTCTTTTTTTCTTGCACGTCTTTTTTTAATAGTAATAGGTTCTATGTGTCCACCCTTTATTAATGACTTAGCAACATTTTCATCATCAATAGTTATAGTTTCGCCTTTTACTTTATCCATAACTTTTTTATTACCAATAATTTTATATTTAGCCATTACGAACCTTTCGTGTAAACTTCAATACTTAAATTAGCACCAACACCGTCAATGCCGTTTAAATTAACATCTGCTGCGTAATTAGACACATTAACAACTCTAGCGTCTGTATCATCAAGTCCTAAAGTTCTATTATTAAATATTACTTGTCTAACACTAGAACTACCACTACCTGTAATAAAAGCGTCTAGTTTATCTTGTGCAGTTCTACTATCAGCACGTTGTACAGCTATTAATAAATCAAATGTATATAGATCAGTTCCCCTTTGCATAGCTAAATCAAACTCTATATCTGTTGGTAAAACTATTGCTACTGGAAAGTTTATTGCGTTATCTGGAACTGTATCGTAACAACGTAACCCACTTATTGTTCCTATGGTTGTTTTTAAACCATCACGTATTTCGGCTAGTGTAGCCATTAAGATACACCTAAAACTGTGCCTTTACGAAATGGTGCAATTAATCGTGTTATTTCTCTGTTTTGTTGAATATTGACTACGCCAAAATCCCCAACACCTGCAACGCCTAATGGTGCATTACGCATAGCAAATAATTCACTAGCTAACATTAATGTAGCTTGTTTGATTTGTGTTGGAACACTTGGATAACCCCAATTTGCAGTTATTTCGGCACGTGGCCTGTTACTTGAATAATCTAGTGGCCATTCGTGGTTGCCATCGCTTATTAATTCTACAATATAATAAGGATTGCCTGTAATACCACCAACAATGCCGTTTATAGGTAAAACCTGGTATTGATCTGCACTAACGGTAATTTCGTATGTACCGTCATCATCATCATCGTATTTAACTACTAAATCAGTAGTTGTTGAAATATCATCTACACGTAATCGGTATAAATCATTTGTAAAAAATTTACGTGCAGTTGCCGAACCATCTTGGTAAAAGTATCGTCCACAAAAAGCGTCTATTTGCCTTGACGCTGCGTTTACTGCGTCATCAATTAAAGTATCGTCTGCTGTATCGCTTGTAGGTATGCCAACAAACGTCTTTAATTCATCTTGTGTACAGTAACCGTTAGTAATAGCCATAAGGTTTATCTACCTTTCTTTCGGCCTTTACCTTTGCCACCTTTCATTTTTTTACCGTAATGTTTTGGCATTAAATCCTACTTGTCTTTTATAACTTTTTTTTCAGCTTTAGGTTTTTTATCTTTAGTTTCAATTTTACCACCAGCTTCTTTAATAGCTTTTTTAACTTCTTCAGCACGATCTGCCTTACCGTAAATTTCGTAATTCTTTAATTCTTTTTTAAGTGCTTCTATTAATTTTTCGTTTGCCATAATTCTTTCCCTAAGCAGTTTGGTGTATCTATTGCTAGACACACCAAGACTACTATTTTAATTAAAAGGTTGGTGTTACCAATCCTGTTCCACTCATCTTTGAAATACCAAGTGGGTATCTACCAGAAGCAAAAGCAACATAACCATAAACAACCATTTTAGTTGTTAATGATCCAGCGTTTGTTTCCTCAAATTTAAGTTGGAATAAACTATCTTCAAATAAGATATGGTCATCAGCTTTAACTAAGTAAATTTGATCCTCGTTAGTACCTGCACCTGCGTTTGTTACAACGTTAGCGTCTGTAATAACTGGAATACCTAGTAATGAACCAACTACGTTTCCATATTTAGCTGCTTCACCAACACCTACTGCGTTGTCTGGGTTGTTACCAGCTGGAACAACTAATGGACGGTTTGTACTGTCCACACCTGCTGTAATGAAACCCCAACGTCTTGGGTGCATAATAAATGCTGTTGGTGGTGCAAATCTATTTGAATTGATTTCTTGAACTTGATCTGCAAGTTTAGGATATAATTCGCCAACTGTTGGACTTGCGTCTGTGTAAGTTGTTTCATTAACACCTGAAACTGAAGCAATACCTAATGGTTGTCCAGATGAACCAGAACCGTTAAGCATTAAGTTATCAAGTTTTGTGTAATATGCTGCAACTAAGTCTTGGAATATAATGTTTTCCAATGAAAAACCTGGTTGTCCACCTCTTTCAAGAGCTTGTCTTGAAACGTCTTGTTGACCTGCAATAGTATCAACATTAACTGTTAATAAGGTATCGTCCATATTGGTTTCTTGAACAGCTGAGTTTTCACTAGCTTGTTCTGCTGCTGCTGATCCAGTGGTAATTCTGGATATTTCAATTTTGTTACCAAACGCTGGTAAATCCTTTTTAGGAACAGCGTTATAAAATGCAGAACCAGCTCTTGCGATTGGTGCAAACTCATCTACTAAGTATTGAGGTACAACTAATCCAGTAAAAGCACCAGTTCCAACATCTCTAGCTTCAAAATCTTGGTGCTTGTTAAGTCTTTCTTGTGCTTTAAAGTCGCCTGATCTAGCAGCGTAAGCGTCAGCAATAAAAGAGTGGTCGCCACCCTTTCTATACATATTTGGCTCGTTCACTTCTACAACAGCTTCTTTTTCGCCTAAGTCTTCGTCCTCAACACCAAGCAAATTTCTGCTTTCTTTAACTGCTTTTAAAGTTTCAGCAGCTTCTCTAGCTTCTTCAATCTTTTCGTTCATCTCTTTGATTTCAGCGTGTAGTTCGTTTGATCTAGCAAATTTGCTATCAAATTCTTCACCAGCTTCCATTTCATCAAGTTCTGAAACAAGACCGTCTAGTTCAGCTACTTTTGCTTCTCTAGCTTCAATTAATTTTTTCAATTTAATTTTCCTTGTGTTATTTTCTTATACTTCTGCGTAGAGTGTGGTAGTTAAGTGTGATACACGGCTATAACCACGGCTATACGTCTTTTAGCGAATGCCGTCCCTTTCAAGTTTCATTTTTAATAAATCCACTTTCGGATTGCTTCGCTTTTTATCAACGTCATCACTTTCAGCGACTTGGTTAATAAAACTTTCTAAAATTTCTTTTGCTTGGTCGCCACTTCTAGCTTCAACCAATTCTTTGTGTAGGTTTTCTAATTCAATACCACGAAGTTTTGCACCTGCCCACGGATTAGCTGGATAAGTTACTACTGATACGTCAAATAGTCTTGCTTCGTTTACTTCTCTGTTTTCACCGTTTTGGTCAAAATTATCTTTAATTGCTGCAAATGCAAATGACATTTCGTTTAAATCGCCACGCTTCATAGCACTTGCAACTTCTGCAACTGTTGGATTTGATGGATCAAGTTCAGCACGTACAAATAAACCGTAATCATCTTCTTCTAGTTCTAATGTACCTGATGAAGTTCTTGCCAATGGTATACCGTCGTGATTAACTAAAAATCTAACATCATCTTGTTCTTGTAAAGTCTTTTTAAATGCACCTGGTTTAATTGTTTCGTTATATTGTCCACGGCTATCACGAACACCGTATGGTTTATCAAATACAGAAGCATAACCAGTAAACAATAAAGTATCTGTATTATCTTCGCTTCTTTGCTCTACTGCACTAAATGTAAAACTTCTATTTTCAGTTTGTCTTTCCATTGTTTTTAGAATAGTTGACCTTTTTTGCATACCAAGTGTTTGTGATATAGAAATTACTTTGTCAAATTTATCCATTAATCTAAACTCCCTTTTTTTATTTTTTTGTTTTCTAGGTTCTAATTCACCCTCACTAACAAGTTGTGCAATCTTTCTATCTGCCCAATCTGCTGCTTTCATAGGTTCTGTCCACGGATTACTACCCCACAATAAAAATGCAACATCACTAGCTACCCAAGTATCTGGATCTTGTGGGTTTGTTTTATCTCTATTTAAATCGCTAATGTGTCTTTTATGCCACGCTGCAATACGAACAATTTTATCTATGCTAATTTGTTCGCCACTTGCCATTTGTCTTGCTTCACGTTTTGTTTTATCTGTTAAACCGTCCCCTGCCTTATTTAGATTATCTAAACCACGTTGTGCATTTTCTTGCATAAATTTAGGTGGTGTTCTATCAACTTGCCTTAATTCTGCTTCTTGATCTAAATTGTTTTCTTCTTTTTGTTTAGCTTCATTAATTAAAATTGCTTGTAGTTGTTTTTCAGCTTCTTCGTGTGTTTCGTGGCAACCCATAATAAAACCATCATCTAGTTTTACTACTGCGTGGCCTTTGCATTCTTCATTGTCCATTTGTATTTCGTATGGCATTAGTCTGGCCTTAAAATTGATATGTTTCCAGTTGTACTATCGCTTATTGCGTAAATTTCATTATCTTGTGGTACACGTATTTCAATTAGTTCACCATTATCTAAATGTAAACCATTACTTGCAGTAACATCGCTACCACCTAAATACATTTTATTTGAGTGGTTATTGTGAACGTAAATATGCTGTTCAAAATTTTGACTATCTAAAATTTTAACTGCTGTATCTGGTGTAATACTAATACTTGCACTAATCATTTGGTAACTCGTTTGTTGGATCGTGTTCGTCTATGCCTTGTGGTTGTAATGTTGGATCAATTAATGCACCTTGTAAACCAATATAGAATTTGTCGCCACCCTCGTATGGTTCTAAATCCATTTTTGCCCTAGCTTCGTTTGGTGTCATAATTCCAGAACTTACAGCTACTTGAAACGACCTAACTCTACTTAGTTGGTCGCCACGGCTATATTCGTCTGTATCTAATTTAACAAATTGTTTTCCTGGTAATAATGTACTAAAACCATCTTCAATACGTCTAATCCACGGCAACAATGTATGTCTAATAAATGCTAAACCGTTACTTTCAATATTTGAATAAACGTTTGAACCATCTTTAGATAAAAGTAAATGTGCTGGTATTCTAAACACTCGTGCAATTTCGTGTACTATTTGATCCCTTGCAGCAATTAATTCATTACCTGCTGCGTCTGATATAGCTTTCCATTTTAAGCCACCAGTTAATACAGCTGGTTTTCTATTTTTGTTGTGATTATTTAACCAAGTTTCTTTTAATATATTTGCTTGTTCAGCTGTTAAGTCCCTATCAGTTTCCAATACTGATGATGGTGTACCACCTTGACCATAAAACTGTGCAATATGTCTTTCCATAGCTAATGCAAGTCCGTAGGTATTTGAATTGGTGCGTAGTGGACTTACGCCTATTAATTGTCCTGGATAGCAATACCACACAAAATGTAACATATTATCGCTTGTTATTTTTCTATCGTAATTACCTTTTTTAGTTTGTAGCATATAAACTTTTTGTCCGTCTGACATTTCTACTTTTACTTTTTCTGGATGTACTGGTGTAAGCTGTATTGGTCGCCCTTGTCTATCTTTATCTACTAACACGAAACTATTACCGTGCATAGCTAAAGATGTGATTATTTGATGTAACAATGAAAACATTGATAGATCAAGACTTACATTTGGTTTTTCTAAAAATTTTGGTTTATCAGTAAATATTGTCTTTTGACCGTCATAACGAAGTGTTTTAATTGGAAGTAACGCAATACTATCAGCAATTAATGATATTGCACTAAATACAGTTGATATGCCAAGTGCAGACATTTCATTTACTTTTTCCCCAGTGTAGTTGTATAAACCACCCTCGCGTAAAGCTAATAAATCAACAAGGTTTCCTAAAGCTGCGTCCCTGTTTTCTACTCTTTTGAATAAACTCATCTAACTGCTAAATAACTTCCTATAATTAAAAACGCACCAGCGACTATTAACGCTAATGATACGTTTATTGTATATACTCCATAAATTATAAGTCCTGCACCTAATACTTCAGTTAGTGTTGTTATATAGTTTTTCATCTATCCTTTCCTTTGCAATATTATAATTAACATCATTTAATTCAATACCTATAAATTCTACATTATTATCTATACAAGCTACACCTGTTGTTCCACTTCCCATAAAATTATCTAATACAACATCATTTGGTTTTGAAGCAATTTTTAATATTCTATCTGCTAAAGCTAGTGGCATTTGTGTTGGGTGTACTCTTTCTTCTTTTGGTATATTATGTGGCACATACCAAACAGAAGTTAAAGGATCATCAATACCACAATCAGTATTAAGGTAAATATTATCACCTTTTGATAAATGGTAAATTATTTCATAATCTAAATGAAACCTAGATTTTGTGCTGTCAAAACTACCTGAATACTTCCAGATAATATAACTTTTAAAATCTAATTGTTGAAATGCGTTTGTAAATTCAAGCCAATGTGGTGTTCTAAGTTTTTTATTTGCTGTTTTACTTTTAATATTAAAAAATAATTGTCCACCGTCTTTTAGTATTCTTTGATATTCTTTAAAAACTTCATCAATAAATTGTGAATATAATTTTAAAAATAATATATCTTTTTTGTCTGCTTTATATCCTGCACCAGAAATATCTTCATAAGGTGGACTTGTAACAATTAAATCAATAGAGTTATCTGGTAACTCTTTCATTACATCTAAACAATCACCATTAAATAGTTTCAATTCTATCCTTTGCTATTTTATAATATTCTTCTACTATTTCAATTCCAATAAAATTTCTTTTTAAATCTAAAGCAGCAACACCAGTTGTGCCACTTCCCATAAATGGATCAAGCACTATGTCATTTTCATTTGACCAAGTTAAAATCATATCTTTTGCTAAATCTTGTGGGAACATAGCTGGGTGTTTAATGTTTTTATTTCTGCCAACACTATATAGAAATATATTACCTTTTATTTTTGTGTCTTTTACTTTATATTCTTTTACTATTGTTGTTTTGTCGTTGTCAGTTTTGTAATAACTTGCATTCTTAACTGTCTTACCACTATTTTTTGTTTTAATTTTTATAGGATTAAATGTATTTGGCTTACCT